ACAGACGTTTCATATCGAAGGTCTGGCATATCCTGTAGTAAAGGATCCAGATGAGCTGGACCGGCTGGAAGAGATCCTGAAAGAACGGTTACAGACTGCGGAACGGATCAAACATGATGTGGAAGCATGGCTGAACACGATACCGCAGAGAATGCAGCGGATTATCAGGTATAAGATCTTTGAAGAGCTTACCTGGAGTGAAGTGGCGGTGAGAATGGGGAGAAAAGCTACAGCAGACGGTGTGAGAATGGAATACATCAGATTTATGGAAGAAAAATAAAATTTGTTCGTATTGTTCGCACTGTTCGTTTTCAAAATGTTATAGTGTACCATGAAGCCAAAGGCATACGGCCGGCGGCTTACGTCGAACCCCACCAGGCAGCAGGCGAAAGCTTGTTGCCTCCCCCCTGGAACGTAGCTCAGTTGGGAGAGTAATGGCTTGTGTCCTAAGCGAAGGTTCGAGTCCTTCCGTTCCGATGATTTTTGCTGCTATCAGTATTTCCTTTTCCTTTGAGAGTCCTGGTTGAAAAGACCGGGGCTCTTTTTAGCATGTAAAAGAAAGCGAGGTGAGCCCCAAATGACAAAAAAACAGAAGATTTTTGCAGATGAATATCTCATTGACCTGAATGCCACGCGGGCTTACAAGGTCGCTTATCCAAGAGTGAAGAATGATGATATAGCAGCGGCTAATGCAAGTCGATTGCTAAGAAATGCTAAGGTTGCGGCTTATATCTCAGAACGCATGCAGGAGCGCCAGAAACGGACGGAGGTCACACAGGACCGCGTGATTGAAGAACTGGCTGCGATCGCCTTTGCCAAGGCTACAGACTTTGTACAGATCTCTCATGGAAACGTGATCCTGACGGACACCAGTAAGCTATCAGAGAATCAGATCAAGGCTATTGCCGGGATCAAAGAAGGAAAGAACGGTATAGAACTCAAACTGAATGATAAAGAAAAGGCTCTGGAGCTTCTGGGACGGCATCTTGGCATGTTTAAGGATAAGCTGGAAGTTACAGGATTGGAAGCAGAGCAGACTAAGCTGGATGACCTGATCCGGCAGATGCGTGGTGGTGGATAGTGAGTGCAGAACGTTTGTTGTTATCAGATAAATACAAAGCCTTTCTCAGATGTGATGCGCCGGTAGAGTTCCTGGAAGGGACAACAGCGGCCGGAAAAACCACAGTAGGGCTGTTTAAGTTCATGCTGAAAGTGGCAGAGTCTCCCAAGAAGCTGCACATCATAGCAGCCAAGGATACCGGTACCGCTGAGAAGAACATCATCAACAAAGATCTTGGCATCATGGATGATTTTGGTGTCCTCGTTGAGTACAATGGTAACGGAACCAAAGACGATAAGATCCCCCATATCCTGTTCCATACTTCCGGTGGTGATAAAGTCATATACGTGATGGGCTACGGTGACAAGAAGAAATGGCAGAAGGCTCTGGGTGGTCAGTATGGCTGCCTGTATATTGATGAGATCAACACAGCTGATATAGACTTTGTACGAGAAGCTGCCATGCGTTGTGATTATCTTATGGCTACGCTTAATCCGGATGATCCGTCATTACCGGTGTATAAAGAGTACATCAACTGCTCCCGGCCTCTGCCAGAGTGGGAAGAGGAAACACCACAGGAAATCAAAGATGAATTGAAAGAAGAGCCAAAGCACGGCTGGGTGCATTGGTTCTTTTCTTTTGCCCATAATCTGGGTCTGCCTAAGGAAAAGCTGGACAAGATCCTGGCTAATACACCGAAGGGTACAAAGATCTGGAAGAATAAGATCCAGGGGCTGCGCGGAAAAGCAACTGGTCTGGTGTTTCCAAACTTCGACCGAAAAAAGCATGTTGTCACTGCTGCCTGGGTAAGAGCAGAGGTAAAGGTGGGCCGGATCCGTTGGAAGAAGTTTTCCTGCGGACTGGATACAGCTTATTCCAGCAAGTCACCAGATACGATCTCAATGATCTTTCAGGGAATTACAGAAGACAGACGGCTGATCACGCTGGCAGAAAAGGTTTACAACAATGCAGAATTGGAAAATCCCATTGCTCCCAGCGATACGGCTGTAAAGTTTGTGGGATTTTTGGAACGCTGCCGGAAGGAGTGGGGATTTGCAAAAGATGTATACATAGACAATGCTGACCAGGCAACCATGACGGAGCTTAAAAAATACAGGCGTCTGAATGGCTGCATTTATAACTTCTGGGATGCTTACAAGAAACTGGAGATCCTGGACCGTATCAAACTGCAGCTTGGCTGGATCCAGCAGGATTGTTACCTGGTGGTTGATGAGTGCCCAGAACATTTGGCTGAGCTTGAAAAATATAGTTGGGAAGAAGACAAGGATAAGCCGGAAGACAGAAATGACCATACGATCAATGCGGGACAGTACAGCTGGATACCGTATCGCAACATGATCGGGTTTGAGGAGGATAAGAAATGAGGTGGTTGGAACAAATGAACGAGAATATCAAGCGGGGGATACGAAGCTGGTTGAACGTGATTCCAGCCAGTCCATATAACATACAGATCAACGAATTATTAGACTTTGAGACAAGTGCGATCCGCAACCGGATCTGGTACAGAGGTGACAGTAATGAGCTGGAGCAGCTGTACAGGGAAGTGCATGATTGTGCTGATCAATATAAGTTCTGGGCAAGTAAGTGTACGCCTGGTTTGGAAATGCGTAAGGTACATACAGGCCTTCCAGGGCTGATCGTCCGCACACTGGCAGCTATTACCATGGCGGATATGAATGATTTTGATTTTGACAGTGACCAGCAGGAACAGCTGTGGGAAAGCATAGCACAGGCAAATGATTTCCGTAAGAAAATGGAAAAAGCCTTAAAAGAGATCCTTTGTATCGGAGATGGTGCATTTAAAGTGACTATTGATACGCAGGCAAGTGAATTCCCTATCCTAGAATGGTATCCGGGAGAACGGATCGAGATCATACGCAGACGTGACCGTATACAGGAAGTGATCTTTAAGACGCTGTACAAAAGCGGTGGAAAAACTTATGTATTAAATGAAAGATACGGATATGGTTATATAACCAATGAACTGTATCAGGGCAATACGCTTGTGAATAAAGCCCTTCTTAGGGAAACAGAAGCGCTTCAGGATGTTTCATTTGATAAGCAGATGATCCTTGCAGTACCGATCAACGTATACGAATCAGCGAAGTATGAAGGCAGAGGTGGATCAGTCTTTGATGGTAAACTGGACAGCTTCGACGCGCTGGATGAGGTATGGTCCCAGTGGATGGATGCTTTAAGAGCAGGAAGGGCTAAGACATACATCCCTGAATGCCTGGTTCCTAAAAACCCAGAGACCGGCGCACCACTCAAGGCTAATTCTTTTGACTGCCGCTTTTTTGCTGGTGACAATGACATGTCAGAAAAGGCTGAAAATAAGATACAGACAGATCAGCCAACAATCCCTCATGACAGTTATCTGGCCTCTTATGTGACCGCATTGGATCTCTGCCTGCAGGGAATCATCAGCCCAAGTACACTGGGAATTGATGTTAAGAAGCTGGATAATGCAGAAGCACAGCGAGAGAAGGAAAAGACAACTCTTTACACCAGGAATGCTATCGTGGAAGCCTTGCAGGAGAAGCTTCCGAAACTGGTCAGTGCTGCCATTAATGCCTACAATATTCTCTTAAAAAATCCAATTGAAGAGGTAAAGGTGGATATTCCGTTCGGTGAGTACGCAAATCCTTCTTTTGAAAGTCAGGTTGAGACAATGGCAAAAGCGCGGCCTGGCGTCGCACTGATGAGTGTGGAAGCCCAAGTGGAAGAACTGTATGGAGATTCCAGAGATGATCAGTGGAAACAGGAAGAAATAGCACGTCTGAAAGCAGAACAGGGTATTACAGAGGTAGAAGAACCGGGAGTCAATATGGCTGCCGGGCTTTTTAATGTCAATCTTGGGGGTGAAGGCAATGCAGGTGAAGGTAATGAACCGGGTTTACCGAATGAGCCAGAAGGAGTATCAGGGGCTGCTGGAAATAGCCAGTGAGCAGGTACCTTTTGGAATATATGCGATTGAGAAAAAAGGCTATGCAGAATTAAGGGTGGACCGTTGTAGCAGCATGACTCAGCTTAAAGATCTTACCCGTAACTTTAAGGCACAAGGCTATAAGGTATATGCGAACAGGAGATAGTAGTATGGATATTCCAGGATTTACGTTATTATTGCAGGACTTTTGCGCATACTGTCCGGATTTTGAACCGGAGTTAGAGAAAATCGAGTATAGCTGCGTTATGAGAGCACCCAACTGCCAGAATAATATCCGTTGCATAAACAGAAAGCGCTGTGCAAGGATTGCAGCTAATATTCAGAAACGGGTGAATACTGATGCCAAGGAAGAATGAATATGATCTTGCTGCAGCTTTCCAGAAGATAGAGGATGAGCTGATAGCTTCTATGATCCGGAATATGGATCGGCATCGGGCAGAGGAAACCAAAGAAGGTTATAACTGGTCTATGTGGCAGACAGAGCAGCTAAAAGCCCTGGAAAAGTACAAAGTCCGTAACCAGAAGAAATACAGCAAGCAGTTTAAAAGTATTAATGACCAGATTGACAGTCTGATCCGGATGTCACGGTCAAAAGGCGGTATGCAGCAGGAAAGGCGTATACTTCAGGCGATTAAGAAAGGCTTTAAGGGGGCTAAGAAAACTGGCTCGGGAGCTACGGCAGAGTTTTTTAAGCTGAATGACCGTAAACTGGAAGCGCTGATCAAAGCCACCAGAGACGATATGGAGAAAGTGGAAACAGCGGTGCTTCGCAAGGCTAACGATGATTACCGAAAAGCGATCTTCAATGCCCAGGTATATGCCAATACAGGTGCCGGGACCTATGAAAAGGCTGTGGACATGGCTACCAAAGATATGCTGTCCCGTGGTCTTAACTGCGTGGAGTATGCCAACGGTGCCAGACATACGCTTTCAGACTATGCAGATATGGCGATCCGGACAGCCAGTAAAAGAGCTTACCTGCAGGGAGAGGGCGAAAAACGTCAGGAGTGGGGAGTTACAACAGTTATCATGGCCAAGCGTGGAAACCCGTGTCCTAAGTGCCTTCCTTTTGTTGGTAAGGTCCTGATCGATGATGTGTGGAGCGGTGGTAGCAAGGACGGCGTGGATCCGGAGACTGGGAAGAAATATCCGCTGATGAGTTATGCAATCAGCAAAGGGCTTTATCATCCAAGATGCAAGGACAGCCATACTACATATTTCCCTGGTATTTCTACCGCAGATGATACCTGGACTAAAGAAGATCTGGAAGAGATTGGACTTCAGAACCAGCAGGAAGCCAGGCAACAGTATGCAGAGCGCCAGGTGGAAAAGTATGGGAGACTGGCAGAGTATTCGCTGGATAAGGAGAATCAAAAAGAATACCAGATAAAAGCGGAAGAGTGGAAAGACCAGGCGTACAGACCAGTTACCAGAGGTGAAGCATCAACAATATTTATTAAACAGCAGCAGAAAATAAACATTAAGCGAGTTGAAAGCTATTCAGAGATTTACATTTCCAATCAGACGAATATAAAACCTCGTGCGTTACATACATTGAATCAGAGAACGGAGCAGGCTTTAAAAGAGTGGGAAGTTTCGCTGGAGAGAAGGCCTAAAATTATTATAGTTTCGCCAGATGAAATGCCTACAGCGTATGGGAAGTATGACGCCATACAAAATGTAGTTTTCTATATCCCTCAGATTGCAGACAGTAAAGTGATTAAAGATCAAGGAAATGTTGAATTTCATGAGATGTGGCATATGAAGCAGGCTGAAAATTTTAGAAAACGATACGGTGAAATTACAAGAGAAAACTATGGTAAGTATATAGAGAATGCTTGTAAAGAAGCAAAGAAGACAATTGACAGAGCAGGTATCACGGAGTACAATGTAAGCGACATAAGTAGTTACGCAGATCAAATGTTCTGGATTGATAGGTATGATGAAGTTGAAGCTGAATATATGGTAAAACATCGAAGAGGGAAGAAACATGGTAATTCGCAAGTATCCGGAGGAGATTCAAAAGGCGATGGAAACTTATAAGCCGTATGCAAAATGTATTCATGATGGCGAGCTTGAAGGTGTTCCACAGGAAGCTGTAGAAGCGTTTAAAAAAGTGAAGAATTGGGCTTGGGAACAAGGTCAGTAAATACCACCAGTCAGTAGGCCGGTGGTATTTTTGTACCCATTTTTAAGAATAATTGCGACGTCGCAAATGAAAGAAGGTGATCGTATGGGGCTTATATCGTGGATCAGGCAGATGTTCTTCAAAAAGAAAGAATGCTGCCACCACTACCGCAAGCATTGGAGCCGGGCTTCCGGTCCGTATGGCGGTTATGTAAGACGTTGTACCAAATGTAATAAGATTGAGCAGTAAGCACGCAGGAAAGCCCTGGGTGTTATTTTTATGCCCAAACGCGAGCATGGCATTAAACTCTGCGCGGCCGGTGACACCGATGAGAATGGATCAGTAACAGGAGTGACACTCCCAAAATGGAAAGGAGACTATTAACATGGCAGAAACAAATCAGAACCAGGCACAGCAGAATCAGCAGGGCACAGGAGACGGTAGTGGGCAGACTACACAGCAGAACCAGAATTCCCAGCAGGCATCAACACCAGCTATTGACTATGGCAAGATCCAACAGATGCTTGATGGAACACTGGCAGCCAAGGAAGATACCGCACTGAAAGCCTATTTTAAACAGCAGGGACTTTCCCAACAGGAAGTAGAGCAGGCGATCGCAGCTTTTAAGCAGCAGAAAGCCGCCAATACTCCAGATGTGGGAGCTATGCAGATCCAGCTGACACAGGCACAGGAGGCAGCCAAACAGGCACAGATCCAGAACGCTGCTATACTTGCTGCAGTAAGCCTGGGTATTGATGCCAAGACAATTCCATACATCCTCAAAATGGCAGATCTCAGTCAGACAGTAGGACAGGACGGAAAGATCAATGAAGAGAATTTAAAAGCAGCCCTGAATAAAGTCCTGGAAGACGTTCCGGGATTGAAGCCACAGGCCGCGGGTACTACTGGTTTTGTACAGGTAGGAGCTGCAAGCGGGAATGCCGGTGCGGGTCAGGCACAGCAGGCAACACAGACCCAGCAGACAGGTGTCCCGGCTAAACGCTGGAACCGTTGGAACAACTAACAAATGATTTAAGAAAGGACAAGGTGATCATATGCCAAATTTAAACTATGCACAGGTATGGGAGCCTGAATTATTAGAGATCCTCATGCAGGGGACTTTAACTTCTCCCTTTGTAACAAGTAATGTAAAGTGGTTAGATGCCAAGACATTCCACTTTACCCAGATGTCTACTTCCGGATATAAAAATCACAACAGAAATGGTGGGTGGAATAAGGGCGATTATACCCAGAAGGATGTACCGTTTACCCTTACCCATGACCGTGACATTTCTTTCCTGGTGGATAAGGCAGATGTGGATGAGACCAATGCAACGGCATCCATCCAGAACATTTCCCGCACCTTTGAGCAGACACAGGTCGTTCCGGAAACAGATGCGCTGTTCTTTGCAAAGGTAGCGCAGGTAGCACAGAAGGCAGAGGGATACCATAGTGCTACAGCAGCTGCTACCTATACCAAGGCAAAAGTATTCGGAATGCTGAAGGATATCCTGGCGAAGGGCAAGCTGAGAAGATACAAAGCAAATGGTACGTTGATGATGTATGTATCCAGTGCCATTATGGATGCCCTGGAGCAGTCTACCGAATTTACACGTAAGATCGAGATGACCCAGGTCGCAGAGGGCGGCATGGGAATTGAGACCCGTGTAACCGATATTGACGGTGTGCCGATCATGGAAGTGGTGGATGATGAGCGCTTCTATGACGCCTTTGACTGGGAGCCGGAAAACGGCGGTTTTGCACCACTGAAAAAGGTGACAGAGGATACCGAAAACCATGTAGCTGCTGTAACAGGAGCGCACAGGATCAATGTTTTGGTAGCGTGCGGTCAGACCTGCAAGATCGTTCCGAAGATCTCCAGCATCTACTACTTTGAACCAGGAGCACATACAGAGGGTGACGGATACCTGTATCAGAACCGTTCCCTGTCTGATGTGTTTGTATTCCCGAATGGACGTGATGGTAAGGTAGACAGCATCTACGTAGATGTGGATACTACAGAGTATACCGGAGCCTGATCGGAGGTGGTCTTATGGCTTATGAGCCGTATGTAACACCGGAATATTACCAGACCGAATATGAAGGCAGTGCTGTGCCAACGGATGAGCTTAAAAAGGCTCTCCGCCAGGCCAGCCGCCATATTGATTCCCTGACTTACAACCGTATCGTAGGTCAGGGATTTTCTAACCTGACACCATTTCAGCAGGACCTGATCCGGGAAGTGGTCTGCCAGCAGGCTGACTTTGAGACAGAAAATGCAGATGAGATCAACACGGTTTTGCAGAGCTACAGCATCAACGGTGTGTCCATGCAGTTTGGTAATTCCTGGAACGTGTTTACAGATAAAGGTGTTGCCATGAAGCGCGATGTATACGCTATGCTGTGCCAGACGGGCCTTTGCTGCCGTTTAGCGAGGTGAGACTATGAAATATCCATGTTTAGTGCCAAAGCGGCTCTGTAAGACGCCTGTGCATGTTCATCTGGAATCGGAAGAACTGGATAATAAGGGAAGGCCGAAGTACAGCCTGGATGCGGATCTGATGTGTAATTTCCAGGATAAAGCCAAGACCATTCTGACAGCGGAAAAGAAGCTGGTGCAGATCACTGGTACTGCGCTTTTTACAGGAGACATCGCGCCGGATATGCCGTCTTTAAGTGGCGGAACAGTAACGGTATTTGGTGAAGAACGCCGGATCGAGCAGGGATGCAAGAACAGGAATCCGGACGGTACGGTAAATTACTGCAGTCTGGAGGTGATCTGATGCAGGTAAAGTCAACTATAAAGCTGAACATGCCCCGTATCAGCCAACTGACCCGTGCAGCAGTAGTTGCTTTGGAGCAGACGGCGGAAGCGCTGCATACGGAAGTGGTACAGGCACAGGTCATGCCGTTTGATACTGGGAACCTGCAGAATGAAAGCACCTTCGTGGACACCAGTGAAGCTTCTAGCGGAAAAGTAAGCCTGGTATCCAGCACGCCATATGCAAGGCGGCTGTATTACCATCCGGAATATCAGTTCCAGAAGTATGAAAATCCTTTTGCAGGCGGTAAATGGTTTGAGCCATGGCTTCCGGGAGGTGTCAGCTCCGGTTTTTGCAAGGAAGCTTTTAAGAAGTTTTATAAAAAGGCGGGTGGCGTATGATGCTGCGGTTAACGGACATACAGGATTGGATCATTTCTCTTGGAATTGCAGAAGAGAGCCATGTTTATATCGGCAAGCTGGATAATAAACAGCAGAAATCCATAGGTATTTATAACCGAAGTGGATCCGGACCACCCAATATTGCTTTAGGTGGCCTGGAATACACTACCTATGATACAAAGCCGCTCTCTCTTCTGGTCCATTGGAACAGGGACAAACCGGAAAGTGAAGAAGCTGCTTATCAACTATTTGAGAAACTTAGAAGCATATCCAGTCTGGACATAGGAGATACCCACATTAATTATCTGCGTTTAATGGTTCCTGAACCTCAGGACGTAGGAACGGATGATAATGGGGTGTATGAATATGTGATCTGGCTGGATCTTATCTATCAGAGAAAGTGAGGAATGTGTAATGAGTGAAGTAGGAGGAAAAGTATATCCTGTACACAATAACGTGTTTAAATTTGGTACAAAGGGTATGGACAGCGTGGACGGCGATATGGTAATGCCTGCGGATCTGGAGAACTTTGCGCCAACCATTGACGGTACCACAGAAGAATGGTATGCCATGGACGCAGAAGGCTGGGCCAAATCTGCTATGACTGGCAAAAAACTCAGCTTTGCTTTTAAGGGAAAGCGTTCCGTAGGTGATGCCGGAAATGATTATATCGCAGGCCTTGCATGGAAATTTGGCCAGGATGTAATGACCAAGTTTGAGTGGACCATGACATCCGGGGCTAAGCTGGCTTGTGATGTAGTAGTAAATGTGACTACCCCAGGAGGCGGTGATACAACGAATATCGATGCCCTGGAGTTTGAGGTTACCTGTTATGGAAAACCAACCTATACACCGGTAGTGGCAGCGTAAAAGGAGACAATGAGCAATGGCTAAAGTAGTAGATATTACAGATAAGCTTACATTTGATGGGAATCCATGCCTGATGATCAATGGAGAAAAACTGGAGGTAAATGCAGATGCTCCTACCATGATGAAAGTAATTAATGTTACAAGAAATGGTGGAACTTCAGAAGAAAATATGAATGAATTATACGAACTGGTATTTCCAGAAAAATCCAGAAAGGTAATTGATTCGTTGAAACTGCTGGTTCCAGATTGGATGACTGTCATTCAGGAGGCCATAAAGTTGATCACAGGAGATATCACAGGCCAGGGAGAGCGCTGACCCGTACTACGACCTGTTTGAAGACTGGGACCTGATCATTTCCAGTTTCATGACGCAGTACGGGTTGCGTATAAGGACGAAAGAGTTTGAAACGGTCAGCTGGGATGAGTTCCGTTCCCTGCTGGCCGGACTTGGACCGGAAACTCCCCTGGGCCGGGTGGTAGCGATACGTTCTGAAACAGATGATAATGTGATCAAACATTTTACCACTGATCAGCGAAGGATCCATGACAGCTGGCGTAAACATCAGATGGAGCAGATGACTCCGGAGGCTTATGACAGGGAAATGGAAGGTCTGGAAAGGATGTTCGCTGCATTATGCGGAGGTGGTTGAAATTGAAAAAGTAAAGCATGAAAAAGTCCGGTGCCCGTATTGCGGGCATCCGGTCAATGCCATGAAGTCAGAAGATGCCAAATGCAAGGGCATCTTTTTTAAATGCAAAAATAAGGAATGCAGGAAAATATTTGAGTTAAAGATCTAAGACGCTGTGCCGATGTGCCTGTCTTAACGAAAAGGGCAGGTGATATATATGGCAGCAGACAGCGTAGGCCAGATCGGGCTTGATCTGGTAGTAAATAAAAATGAGTTTGACAGTCAGATGCTGGGGATACAGAATCTGGCAAAAAAAGCTGGCAAAGCACTTGCAGCTGCTTTTGCAGTCAAAAAAGTATTTGACTTTGGAAAGTCCTGTATAGAATTAGGCTCTGATCTGGCAGAAGTCCAGAACGTAGTTGATGTTACATTTTCCCAGATGAGCAAACAGGTAGATAAGTTTGCCCAGAATGCAGCCACTCAGTTTGGATTGTCTGAGACCATGGCAAAGCGGTTTACCGGTACTTTTGGAGCTATGGCAAAGGCATTTGGCTTCAGTGAGAAAGCTGCATATGACATGTCCACAACTCTTACTGGTCTTGCCGGAGATGTGGCATCTTTCTACAACATCAGTCAGGATGAGGCATATACGAAGTTAAAGTCTGTATTCACTGGTGAAACAGAAAGCCTGAAAGACCTGGGCATTGTTATGACCCAGACGGCTCTTGACAGCTATGCTATGGCAAATGGCTTCGGAAAGACTACAGCAAAGATGTCGGAAATGGAAAAGGTTGCCTTGCGGTATAAGTTTGTACAGGATCAGCTGACAACGGCAGCAGGTGACTTCTCCAGGACATCCACTGGCTGGGCGAACCAGGTCCGTATCTTACAGCTGCAGTTTGACAGCTTAAAGGCAACCATAGGACAGGGGCTTATAGCTGCATTATCCCCGGTCATCCAGGTGATCAACGCAGTCATTGGTAAAATACTCAGCCTGGCGAATGCATTTAAAGCTTTTTTTGCCTTGATGTCTGGTGGTAAAGATTCAGGAGCATCCGCAACTGCAGCTGGTATGGAAGCTGTAGCTGTCGCAGCAGATAAAGCTGGAACGGCTGTTTCCGGTGCTGGGAATGCTGCAAAGAAAGCTGCTAAGGATATCAAAACGGCTACCACTGGTATTGATGAGCTTAATATCTTAAACCCGGATAGTGGTTCAGATAGCGGAAGCGGATCTGGCGGTAGTGGAGCAGGCGGCTACAATGCAGATGACTTTGATATGGGAACACTTCCGGAACAGGAAGATATAGTCAGTGGTAAGCTGCGGAAGATAGCTGACCTGCTGAACCAGTTAAAAGATTCTTTTACAAGTGGTTTTTGGGATGCTTTTGGCGACACATCTGTATTTGATTCGATCCAAAGCAGCATCCAGTCCATAAAAGACAGCCTTGGGAATATTTTTACTGATTCTGATGTGCAGACAGCGGCTTTAGGTTTTGCCAATACACTGGCCCAGTCCTTAGGACAAGTTACAGGTTCTGTAGCAAGTATCGGTGCAACGATCGCAGATAACCTTCTGGGCGGTATTAGCAGGTACCTGGAACAGAATAAAGGCCGCATTAAAGACTATCTGGTCCAGATGTTTAATATTGGCGGTGAGATTGCGACATTAGTTGGAAATTTCACAAGTTCCATTGCAGGGATCTTTACTGTATTTCGCAGTGACTCAGCGAAACAGATCACAGCTGATATAATAGGTATTTTCAGTAGTTCCTTTATGGGAGTTACAAAATTAGGCAGTAAATTTGTCCGGGATCTGATCCAGGTTATAACAAAGCCTATAACCGATAATGCTGGTCAGATCAAAGAACGGATACAGGGGCTATTAGACGAACTGCAGCCTATATTTGATAAGCTGAAAGAATTAATTGATAAGATATGGGATGGCCTGAATACAGCTTATGATACTGTTGCAAAGCCAGTATTTGATGCATTTACAGAAGCGATATCCTCAGTTGTGGACTGGATAACAGAAACTCAGACACGCTTTGACGGAGCTATTGGAGTTGTTGCTGCTTTCTTTGGGGCATGGGAAGTTGTAAAACTTGGTGAATTCATCATTAATGCTGGTGGCGTCGTATCAATGCTTTCTGGAATGGTAGCTGGTTTTGTAGCAAATGCGGCTGCTATTGCAACACATACAGCAGCGCTTATAGCAGATAAGCTGGAGACAGCCGCTATTGTTGCTATGTATGCCAAAGATTTTGTAGTAAACCTGGCGCAAGGAACAGCGGCCCTGGTGCAGCAGGCGGCCCAGTTTGTTATCAATACTGCAGCAAAGATAGCAGATACCGCAGCTCAGATTGCCATGACTGCGGCTACAGTGGCATGGAATGCTGTATGTGCGATCGCAACAACGATTACTACTGCTTTAGGTGCGGCCATTGCATTCCTTACCAGTCCGATCGGTTTTGTTATCATTGCTATAACAGCGCTGATTACGGCTGGAGTTCTTCTGTATCAGCATTGGGATGAAGTCAAAAAGTTTGCAGCCGAAGCCTGGGAAGCAATTAAAAAGACAATAAATAATGCCATCGATGCGGTTAAGGTGTTCATATCCAGTACGCTTGAACTGATAAAAACAGCCTGGGAAACTAAGTGGAACCAGATTAAGGCATTTGCATCTAACCTATGGAATGCAATCAAAGCTCTTGCGACATCTATTTTCGAAGCGATCAGAGACAAGCTTTCCGAGATCTGGGACAGTGTAAAAAGGACCATTGAAGAAAAATGGAATGCTATCAAGGATTGGTTTGAAGATATCTGGAAAAAGATCAAAGAAGTGTTTAAACCGGATGCAATGATCGAGGTCGGAAAGAGCATCATGAACAAACTCTGGGACGGCTTAAAATCCGTCTGGGGTTCCATTGCCGGATGGCTGCAGGGCTGTGCTGATTTTGTCGGTGGTGTCTGGGATGGCATTGTGGAAGGCGCGAAGAGTATTTTCAAGAGTGCTAAAGAAGACGCCGAAGATGATGAGGCAGATGACAGTGATGATTGGGATTACGGAACAAATTCGCCAGTATCCGGCCATGCTTCTGGTGGCTTCCCTAAATCCGGTCAAATGTTTATCGCCCGTGAAGACGGTATCCCGGAGATGGTTGGAAGCTGGGGCGGCCGTGCTGCAGTTGCCAATAACCAGCAGATCACCCAGGGCATTACCCAGGCGGTCCAGAACGGCATGCGTTCCTGCATGGCTCCGCTTGTATCCATGATGTCAAGTGTAGCAGGTAATGCAGCACCGCCGCTGGCAGTAACAGGCCGTGCAGCTGTTTATGAAAATGATGATGACAGGCTTATGAACCTGGTAAGCCGTGCTGTGGCATTATCACAGAATGGTACCGGTATGGATGATTCACGTATCGCGCGCATCCAGGAACTCTTAGAGCGCATTGTGGACCTGATCGAAGCTATGGACCTGACAGTGAGCATTGATATCCGTGATGTAAAGAAGAAACTGACGGATCTGGAAAAGAGAAGCGGTTACACGTTAAGAACAACGTAAGGAGGCGGCAACAAATGGCAGTAATAACGATCAATGGCCGGGAGTTCCCGGCTCCTGATGTAGGTGGTAATCTTGTGGTCGCAACCAATGTCAGCTCCGGAAAAAACGCAAATGGCGAATTTGTTGGACAGAAGGTTGGCAGGGATCAATATAAATTCGATGCATTGCAGTGGAAATTCCTGGATGCAGCTACCTGGTCAGCTATGTTGCAGGAATTTGACAAATTTGTAGTGACCGCCCGGATCCCGGATATGGTAAACAATCGTTTCCAGACGATCCGCATGTATCCGGGAAACCGTACAGCCACGCCGGTGGAATTTAATGGATCAGGGCTTCCTACAAAGTACCGGGACTGTAAGGTCAACATCATAGACTGCGGGGTGATAGAATAATGCAAGCTGTAAGCAATGCATATAAACAGGAAATGAAAAAGCAGTATCGTGATCATTCCTATATGCGCGTCAGTATTGGCCTGATCAATCAGGAGGCCCAGGCATCTGCTTATATACCTGACCAGGAGAAATATGCTTATTATAGCAATCTGACCTGGCCACTCAACAACTATGAGGTTTCGGAACTGTATGAAACCTGTGACCAGGATTACAGTACCGTAGATGGGAGTATGTATTTTTTGCCAAGGGAACGTCAGGATGCAGTCCTTAACCAGGGGATCGTTACAGATGATCTTTTAGGTGAGGTTGAGATCCGTTTTCCGGTGCAGCACGATATAAAAGGTCTCACAGTAGAATTTGGCAAAGCGTATCCTGTGGATTTTTCCATTGTATCAGATGAACATACGGTTGAGATCACAGGGAATGATACAGGGCATTTTGTGACGGAAGAGATCTTTCCTGGTGCAACATTTCTCCGGTTTGTGCCAAAGGATATGGTCAATGGGCAAAGCCGGCTGCGGATCCACCGTATCACGATGGGGATCGGTATCTACTTTGATAACCAGAAGATATTGTCAGCCACAAAGAAAGAGCGGATCAGTCCTGTTATGGAAGATCTGCCATCCATTGATCTGAACATAACCATTGATAATAAAAACCGTGCATATGACATTGAAAATGAAGAGAGTACGGTAAATTTCCTGGAAAATGGCCAGGAGATCAATGTAATTTACGGTCAGGAGTTGGATGATGGAAATGTGGAGTGGATGCCCGGTACCACGGTATATCTGCGGGAATGGTCTGCAGATGATGAAGAAATGAGTTTTACTGCTACGGATCGTTTTGATGGCATGGATGGAACTTACCGCCGCGGAAAATATTATCCTGATGGAATAAGCCTGTATGATCTTGCAGTTGATGTCTTTGGCGATGCCGGAATAGACAGCCGTACCTATTGGCTTGATAATTATCTAAAAGATGTTATGGTTTATAATCCAATGCCAGTAGTATCCCATAAAGAAGCACTGCAGCTGATCGCAAATGCCGGACGCTGTATTCTTTACCAGGACCGGAATGGAAATATATTTATGAAGTCCAGTTTTATACCGGACATGCAGGCAAGTTCAGCAAATGAAACTTACTTTTCTAATACGGCTTCAGTACTGGATGCAACAGAAAAAAGCACTTATGCCACACCGGAAAAGGATCACACAGAAGCATCAGCTGTACAGTTCTTTTTGCCATATCAGGATAAAAACTATCTGGATGTGGGATATGTATCGGAAGCAGTAGCTGATGAAGATGGGACATTTACAGAAGATCCATTGGTGACTATCGTTCTGGAAGCGCGGTACAAGTGCTTTGGCCTTACATTGGAATTTGGAGGTAATCATCCGTCTGGTATGGTATTCCGTTCCTATTTGGGAGAGGAACTGGTGGAAGAGTATAAAATATCTTCTCTTTCTGAAGTTACTGTGGTCAATCATGAATTCCCGGAATTTGATAAGCTGCAGATTGAATTTTCAAAGGGAGTACCGTTTAACAGGGTAAACCTGAAACAGATCACATTTGGGGACGGTACTGATTATGAACTGTCTTATGGCAAAGAACTGAAAAAAACTCCCAAAGGCACCCAGCTGGCAAAAGTCCGTGAACTGCAGATGACCAGGACGATCTATGCATCAGGAACTGAGAAAAGGCAACTGGTCAAGGAAACTGTACTGGCAGATGAAACCAGGCATACATTTTATCTTAATGCAGCGGCTTATGATTATGAAGTAGATGCAGCTGGTGGCACAAATGTCCAGATCATTGATAGCAGTGCATATTACGTTACGGTAGAGGTTGCCGGTGGAGCAGATACGGAAGTGACCATAAATGGATATGAATACAATGTAACACAGGCGCTTGTGACCAGACAGTTAAATCCCACAGGGACTGTTGAAACGTGGGAAAATCCGCTTGTATCTACGTTAAAGCATGCGTCAGATCTTGCTGAATGGATAGGAGATTATCTGCGTTCCGACCGGGAATATGATTTGGAATATCGTGGAGAGCCGCGTATTGATGCAAATGATATTGCATTCCTGGAAAATAAATACGTTCCAGATCTGCTGCTGCGGATATATGAACATACATTGAAGTTTAATGGGGCATTGTCCGGCACCCTAAAGGCAAGGAGGGATATGAGCAATGTGGCAACAGCCAAAAACAGACTGGCAGGCCAGTGATTATTTTAATATCAAGGATTATAACCGCATAAAAGGAAATCTGAATGAGATCCGGCGTCAGGCGCTTATCCTGTGGCCGGATTTTACGTTTGAAGATATGGGCGGGGATAAAGCCTATACGGATTATGGCTTTTATGCAGATGAGATCAACCGGTTTGAAGCCAATGTGGAACATATCTGTGTAGGTGTGTTCCCTTTTAAGGTAGGTGAACGGAAGACGTTTTACGAGAACCAGCTTTTTATTGACTGGAAGGAACTGAACCGTATCGAAGAGGCCTGCAGACTGATGTACAGTAATATCCAGAGCCGGATCACAGGGAGGCGTAAGCTTGCATTTACCCTAAACGGAGGAGAGATATGTTAAAAACGGATTATAAAGATGCCATGTATGATGGCGCACGGAAATATAAGATCACATCGAATGCCGATGGGACTTCCGGTATTACAGATGAAACAGTCTATACGCAGGAAGGGGATCCCTTTGGAGCAAACGATATCAATTCCACAAACAAAGCTATCAACCGTATAAATGGTGAACCTGCTAATGTCACTCTTACAGCAAGCGGCTGGACGGGAGATGCAGCTCCGTATAGCCAGACAGTTGAGGTAGAGGGTGTTACAGCAGAAGATAATCCCATCTTTGTAAGTCTGCTGGAAGACGGGGCTCCTGCAGATACCCAGAAAGCATATATGAAAGCTTTTGGTATCATCGCTTCTGGTACGGGGACAACGGTAGAAGGCAGCGTGACTTTTAAGGTTTACAAAAAGCCGGAAACTGACATTGTGATCGGGCTAAAAGGAGTGTAGCAATGGGAAGAATATTAATGACTGGCGGAGGTGGCGATGCCGATTTAGATGTGATCACAGCTGAAGCAGATGATATCTTATCTGGGAAAGTGATCGTAGATAAGGATGGCAATCCTTTAACTGGTACACTAACCCTTAGTGGCGATGCTGGAGCCGGTGATGTGTTATCAGGCAAAACTTTCTATACCACCAATCCCAAAAGCAAGC